GGGCCCCTCTACTGATCTAACCAAGACCGTTATAGATTCTTTTGATTCTTCTAAGATCAAATATTTTGAGGGTAGTTTTGGAAATGCCGCCTCTACAGATAATTGGGATATAGTTCAGCATAATTTTGCCTTCGAGCAATGTACAGGCGAATGGATATGGAAAGTAGACGCTGATGAGATTTATGATCCCCGTCAAATATCTAAAGTAGTATCCGCTTGTAAGTATGACGATGGTTGTGATTATATGAGATGGGACAACTTGTATTTTGTTAGAGATACTTCTCATATTAGGTATGTACCTCCTCCTATAAGGTTGTGGAGAGATTTACCTGGTTATACCTTTGTTGACTTATCAGTTACTCCTATATGCAATGGAACTCCTATTCATGTAGCCACCAGAGGTCGATGGTTTACTAACGTACAAACTTTTCACTATGGGTTCTTGCTCCCTTACAGACATCAATATCCCCGAATAAAAAAGTTTATAGATAGGGAAGATAACGAGGATGCCCAAAGCCGTCCACAGCTTTATGTAGATGCCCATTTAAGAGATGCATGGAAACTAGATAGTCAACAAGTAATGCACGTAGATCAAACTCAACCAAAAGCTATACGGGAATCTATGTTTTATAGACGAGGCAGTGGCTGGGAGGGTAGGTCCGTTGGAATATACACCACGGGTAACTACAATGTAAGAGATGGAGGAGGGGGCTCTGAACTATCATTATGTCTTGCAAGAGAGGCTATGATACATCGTGGAGTCGAGGTAGATACTGGTCCTGATTTATCTGACCATTACGATATCGGTATAATGTTTAGAGAATTACTACCTCCTGAAACTATAGATGCTGATATTAAGATATGGTGGTCTTGTGATCAATATCCTCATAGTAGTATTGTAGATATAGTAGGAGGATATGATTTAATCTTTGCTATTAGTGATTTTCATGCAAATTATTTAGTAACAGAAATGCACCTTCCTCGCGAAAAAGTAAAAGTTATAAATCTCGGATTTGATCCTGAGGAATATCAAGGTATACGACCTAAAGTACCTAATCAGCTTATTTATTGTTCTCAGCCAGACAGAGGCCTTAAATACTTGATAGATATTTTTCCTCGGATTAAAGAGAGAGTGCCTGATGCTACTCTAGTAGTTACCTGTGATAAGACTTTGTGGGGTTTATCGGATGCAGGAAACACGTCAGAAAAATTAGCTTTAGAGAAACTACCGGGAGTACTTTTTTATGGTAGAGTAGAACGTTCTAAATTGTTGGCTCTACAACAAGAATCTGACGCAATGCTTTTTCCTTGTGATTACAACGAACTTTTTTGCCTTTCCGCTTTAGAATGTCAAGCTGCTGGCTGTATGATAGTTACTCACGATATAGGAGCATTGTCTGAAACAGTAGTGCATGGATATACTGGATTAGTTATTCCTACACATCCAAGTACTCAAGCATTTCAGGATACAGTAGTAGAACAATTATGTGCTAGATTGACTACTAACAGAGATGAACTGGCCCTTATGCAAAAGCAAGCTAGACAAAGGGCCTTTCAATTTTTTACTTGGGATGATATTTTGTATGAGTGGACATTCTATTTGGATATTATTAGAAGACTCAAGAAGTTAGATTGGTGAGGTTATGGATGCTTTTCCTAGAATCTCTGTAGTAATACCTACTTACGATCGCGCAAAAGAATTAAGCCTTACTCTTCGAATGCTTCGTGCCAATACTTTTGAAGACTATGAGATTATAGTGGTGGACGATACTCCTGAAGAAGCTGATTGTGACATACGAGAGATCTGCACACGCTTCGCTCCTATTTCCTATGTTTGGCGTGACTTAGTGGAGGGAGATGTTCGTCCGGTTACTAGTGCACGTAAATGTGGTGCTGCTATGGCCTTGGGTGATATAGTAGTATGGTTAGATCAGGACGTGCTAGTTAGAACCGATTTTCTTAAATTGGTAGATTTAGTCCATACCTCTGTACCTAACACAGTAGTGCTACCTTGGCTTGCTAGTACTTCCGGAGGTCCTGGCGGCTTTTATGAAGACCTATCCGACCTTACCCCTTCTGAAGTAGATCATTTTATAGAAGTACACCCAGAAGTACTTCCTCCTAATTTTCATTGGTGTACTTCTAGTAAGCCTCTCAAGACCCTTAATCATTTTGGAACTACTGGTCACTCTATAGCTAGAGAGCTTTTTATGCGACATGACTTATGGGATGCTAGATTACCTGGGTGGCCTTTAGATGACGTAGACTTTTCTAACACTTGCGTTCTTGCATCACTACCTTCTGTATGTTGCAAGGATCTCAAGATATTTCATATGACCCATGCCAGACCTAGATACTCAGAAGAAATGAAGGCGGAAGCTTCCGAATATTTGAAGACGAAATGGGGAAATTGATGGCTATTACTGCTTACGGGTATACTCATAATTGTCTTACAGTGAGACTTCCATTTGTTCAGTGTATTCATTCTATGTTGGCCGTTTGTGATGAGGTTATTATTATTGATGCCGCTTCTAGTGACGGCACTTATGAATTGTTACAGGCGATTCCAGGCCTAAGGCTTTATCGTAGAGAGTATCCTTATGATACGGGTACTGCGGATAGCGATCTAAAGAGAGAGGCCAGGGAGCTTGTCACTACCGATCTATGCTGGGGTATTGATATAGATGAAGTAATTCATGAAAAGGATTACTCTGGATGGTCTCAAATAATTTCTCAGTTGTCAAGTAATTCTAGAGCTAAGATAGTACTTCCTCGCGTGGACTTTTGGAGTTTGGACATGTATCAGTTACGAACTAGATATCATGCCATTCACCTTAATTTACCTTACCTATCTGTAGATGTCCCTTTAGAGTGTCAGTTTACTAATCCTAGAACGGGTCATATCTGTTCTAATGGACCTCACTATGATTATGTAGATACTCGTACAGGCAAATCTTTTACTGCAGAACCTATGAGTTGGTTGGATCCTTCTGATAGTGAATTGCTAACCGCCTTTGAAAATCCTATTGAGAGCGAGGAGGAGAGAGCAAGGAGAGAGCGTTTGTATTTAGAGTATATACAATATCATCCTACCCTGTACCATTATAGCAGAGCCAGTCAGCGTAGAAAACATTTACAGCAACACACTTTTGATAGTCATCAGTACCGCTTGCTATTTGGTGAGCTAGATAGTTGGGCAGGCAGGTTTGCTATTTATCCAAATGCACAGTTTCCCTCGTTTGAAGCTATTATGGATACTCAGGCTATTATGGATCATGGTAGGCCTTATTTGGTAGACGTTCCTACTTCTTTATCACATCCCTCTATTATGTCTTCCTGGGTGCATGAATTTAGGAATATGACTGAAGAAGATTGGATTAGCTTTTACGAAGAGATAAGAGAGTTTGCTCTACATAATGGCCCTTCTAGATAGGAAAAAGAATCCATGCTTGCTGATAGACTGGCGCAGTGTAGACATGAGAATAATCATATAGAGGTAGGCACTCATTGGCAAGGTCGTGCAATCGGTTTGGGCGATGTGATTTTGGTCACTCGCCTAATTGGAGAGCTTCATAGAAGATACCCTACCGAAAACATTGTAGCCAGAGTGCCGACTCATCCTGAAGTATTTGATAACAACCCTCATGTCGCTGGAGTATCTATAGGTAGCGGCAATCTAAACGATGAAGGGTCTTCAGAAGGTCATTACATAGATGCCCTTTGTCGATGGTTTGATATAGACCTACCTTCTTCTGATATCAGAGGAGAACTGTATGTAACAGAGAAAGAGCGCCAGGACGCCCTACGAGTATTAAACACAGATAAGCCTATAGTAGTAGTTCACATAGGCGATCCTACTCGCACCGACCCTAAGGTGTTCACCTCTTTTTCATCGGATAGTTATGTTTTAGTACAGGTAGATCAGCCTTACTACAGGTATCCTACCTTGCTAGTACCCGAAATACCCGGAGCACTGCAAACCTTTCGTACTTTAGGAGTGAGGGAGCTTTTTGCATTATTAAGTATGTCCTCTCTATTTGTAGGAGTTAATAGTGGACCTATGCACGTAGCTGCCTCTTTTTCTATTCCTTCTGTTATCTATGCAAACCCTTTTTACAATGAGCGTATGCTCTACGCGTATAACGATAATTTAGACAGTTTGAATACCTTTGGTAGGAGAGTTTCTGAGTTTTTGTCTGTTGAGGTGTGACTATGTTAACTAACACTACTTTCTCTTTTGACCATTATCAATTCTTAGAGATGATAGAAGTACAGAGTAGGCTTAGGACACTTACAGAAAAGGCCGAATCTTTACGACCAAGAGGCATTCATTTCATTTTGCCTGCATATAGGGATTGGGAGTGTGGTTGGCTTTTATGGCATACAGGTTTATTATCTGGTTCCAAGAAGCGTGTATTAGATGTAGGTTGTGGCCTTTCTTTACTACCTTTCTTGTTAGAGGAACTAGGACATGAGGTAGTTACCTGTGACTTAGATTTTGCACATGAATTAGAAGTATTTCGAACAGAGATGGGTAGTAGTATTCCCCATCTAGAGGTAGATATTACTCAGATAACAAACCCTGCTTTTTGTCAGGAGCACTCATCTATTACAGAGAGATTAGTAAACCGTTTTGATGTGGTGCTTAACGTAAGCGTATTAGAGCATATTGCAGAAAGTGAGTACGCTACTTTTTTATTCAGCATGAGTCAGTGTCTTAGATCTAAGGGTATCTTGGGCGTTACCTTCGATTTTAATGATACTGCTATTGATAGCAACACTACTGATCCTGTTTTTAATAAACAGTACTCTCTCTATAATTATGAAGGGCATACTATAAGTGAGACCGATTTACTTTCGGCAGTAGCTGCTTCAGATCTTTGTTTTGTAGGCGGTTATGATTATACTATAGATCATAAAGTTTGTGACTATACGTTAGCCGCAGCATTTCTTCAACCTTCTACGCCTACTGATTATTCTAAACTGGATGCAGGTTGCGGTGAATTTCCTAGAACCAATTCTTTGCTCATGGATAAGCATTTTATGCCTCATTTGGATGTAGTAGGAGATATTCTACATCTACCCTTTCATGATGAGGTCTTTGCCGATATAGTAGCCACCGATGTAGTAGAACATGTACACTTCTCTCACACTCTTGAACTGTTCCAAGAGCTTGCTCGAGTACTTCGTATTGGCGGTAGTCTGACTGTGCGAGTACCTGACTTTGAAGTCGTTGCGGAGAGATACGAGAAAGACAGGTCCGTTCTATGGGATTTTCCTGAGCGTGATTGGCGTCTCTTTCAATGGTTTTTGTATAATCATTTGGAAGACCCTTTACAGATGCATCGCGCTGCATTTGACGAACTTTCCCTACGTACCTTCTTTACTAAGGTAGGGTTGTCTGTAGACTCAGTAACGAAGGATGAGACTTATGAGATAACCGTTGTTGGTCATCGAGTAGAGTGATCTTTTAGTAACTAGACTTAATATCTTTTAGTGTAGTTGTGGAGGATATGCTGTGCGGGTATTGTTTGTAGTCAAGGATTTTATTATAGAGCCACTGGGTATAGCTTATTTATCTGCCTGTCTCAAAGATGCAGGTCATGAGGTATCCTTAGTACGACCTGATGTACAAGATGCTGTATCTTATATAAAAACATGGAAACCTGATGTATTGGCTTATAGCGTGGTTACTGGAGAACATAGGTATTATCAAGAGCTCAATCTGGAACTACGCAAGTACACCTCTGCTCTTTCTATTTTTGGTGGACCTCATTGTACTTTTTTCCCTCAGTTTGTTATGCAAGAAGGAGTAGATTATACTGTCGCAGGAGAAGGCTTTGATGCTATTGTAGAGATAGTAGATAGTTTATCTTCAAATGTGAACGTACTAGATATTGCTAATCTATCCTGGTATGATTCAGATAACTTAATACTTCACAACAATCCTTTAAGACCTCCTGTGGATGTCAGTCAACTACCTTTGCCTGACAGATCCATTGTTTATGGGGCACACAAAAATAAGAACAACCCTATTCGTAGTATTATGGCTAGCTGGGGTTGTTTAATGAATTGCACTTATTGTTATGCACCTAATTATCGTGATGAGTTGGGTTATCCTGTACGACTACGCCCTGTAGATAGTGTTATGACTGAAATATTAGAATTAGACAGCTCCTACGGGTTCGATCTTTTGTATTTCCAAGATGATATTTTTCCTCTGTGGGAGAAGGAGTGGGTTAAGGAGTTTTGTACTAGGTATGGTCAGGAGGTGCACAAACCTTTACATATACAGCTAAGGGTGGAGATGGTTCGTCCATGGGTTATTCCTTTCTTTCAAAAAGCTTGTGTACATGGGGTTACCTTTGCTGTAGAGTCAGGAGATCAGGAATTACGTAGAAATATACTTAAACGTAATGTATCCGACTATAAGATACTTGAGGGAGCCGAAATGCTACGCGCAGCAGGTTTTAGATTACGCGTGGAGAACGTTTTAGGTTTTCCGGGTGATACACTTGAGACCGCATTAAAAACTTTGGATCTTAATATAGCATGCAAGCCTGATCTTGCTTGGGCGTCACTATTTCAACCCTATCCTGGCACTCCTTTAGGAGACGAATCTGTTGCTTTGGGGTTGTTTACTGGGGATCCTGCAGATATTGAGGATAACTTTTTCACCTCCCTAAAGGTATCTAATCCCGAGAGAAGAGAAATAGAGAACCTGCAAAAGCTGTTTTCCCTCGCCGCCTATTTTCCTTTTATTCGCAAGCACTTACCTTTGTTAGTTAAGCAGCCACCCAATGCTCTGTACTCCTTTGTATATAAGAAGTGGAAGCAGCATATTTACGACGATCGTTTGTTTAACACTAATCTAGCTTCTAAGAGAGACTAACTGTGGTTACATTAGGTGTATATGTTCAAGGTGGTTTAGGAGATCACCTTATTCAACTTAACGTAGTACGTATGTTTTTGGAACACTTACGTACTTTGTACATTTCTGAAGATATATCTACTGATTTTATATTAGGGCAGCACAGCAGCCTGGACTTTTTAAGGATGGTTCCTTTTATAGATAATGTTTTGGTAGACGTTGAGTTGGAGAAAGAGCTGTCCTTGGGAGGAGGGGATTACTTAAAAAGTGTTACACATAGCTATGATATATTTGTGATTCTCAAGTATGTGGGTAAGATAATAGCTTCAGGTGAATATTCCTTTTTATCTAGTGATCAAGATCCTGTGTGGTGTAGTCAGTGGCGCGATCATTTTGAATCTCACCCTAACTGTTGTATTCAGTTAGCTGAGCTGGGACACTTGAAAGATGTTATGGCTGCTTCTCTCGGCATTTTGAGTTCTAATATAGATATGCAACTGCTTATACCTATTGAACTACAAGATTATAGAGTAGCCACATGCTTGCCTATTCCTTATATCGTAATTGCGTCGGGTACTGATACACAGTTACAATCTCCTAAGTTGACTAAATCTATACCTAGAAGTACTCTAGTAGCAGTTACTATGAATTTATTTACACTAGGTTATACAGTAGTAGAAGTAGGAGCTAGAGGTACTCCTTCTTTGGATATACCTGGTACTTTGGATCTTATAGGTCAAACTACTATACCTGAACTAGTTCCTATTCTTTTAGGAGCCCATAGTTTGTTGTTAGTGGAGGGTGGCCTGGCTCATTTGGCTGCGTGTGTCAATAAGTCAGCTACAGTTCTTTTTGGTCCTACTGATCCTAATTTCTTGGCCTACCCTCTACATACTAACATGGTTACAAAAAGGGAATGTCATCCTTGCTATTTTTCTACTCCTGATTGGTATCTGTTTTGTCCTGCTCGATTAGATGCTGTATGTATGCGCGACTTTAGTGTTGGCTCTATTGTAGAGTCTTTAGTGTTACCGGGCGGAGGGTCTTTGTGAATCGCTTTACTATTTTGCTACGTAATACTGGTGGCTCTTTATGGGAGTATTATACAGAGCATCTGCTGCAAGCTTTCATGGACTTAAGAATACCTACTCAATACAACACAGATACTCCTTCTTTAGTAGATCAGGTATTGCTAGGGGATATGGAAACATGGGAAGTTATACCTGATACTCTCACCGTTGTAGGTATTTGTGATAACGTACGTATACCTGCCGAACAGGTTAGAACTAAATGCGCTCAGGTGGATTGTATTGCCTTACCTACTCATACTGCTGCCCTTACCTTTTTGGAAAGTAATACTAAAGTGCCTCACTTCGTTATTCCTTTTGGCTCTGGCGAACCCGCTCTTGAACGTATACCTAGTTCTGGCCCTTTCACTTTTGTCTTTTCATCACCTATGGATGGATTACACGGTGCTGAGATAGTCGTAGATGCCTTTACTAAGACTTTTGCTAATTCAAAGTCAACTAGACTTATTGTACATAATGAGCTATCTCTATTTTCTGACGAGTTCTTACGTTTACGTGATAAATACTCTTCTCCCAATCTTATGTGGTTATCTTCTCAGAACAGGGACAAAGTATTGATGCTAGCCAATTGCCTAGTTCACCTTCCCCTAGAAAATGATTTCAGTCATACTTTGTATACTGCTATTCATCTTTCTATTCCTATTATTAGTAGTTGTACTGCTGCAGTGGCCGAGCATTTAGGTTCTTTCCCTCTCTCTTTTGTAGAGATGTCAGATAACTACATTTGCAGAGGAGACATCAACCCTTCTTATATAGGCGCTCTCAGACTGCCTAGTACTGAATCACTCATTTACCTTATGACTAGTATTTGTAATGATCCTACCTCTTATAGGGAGCGAGCCAAGTACCCTACCCACTATTTGCCTACTTGGAAAGAAGCAGCCAGGCACATAGTGGCTTGTGTCGTAGAAGCTAGGAATCTTCGAGAAGCTCGACGACAGTAGCTAAACCGTTTATATTATAATATATCAATGTTTTGAGAGGAGAACGTTGTGAAGCAGACTACCTATGAAAATGCTACCATCCCTACCGCAGGTGATTTGAACTTTACAGAAGATTCCAAGTGTAAAGCTATAGGTCAAACACGCTACGATATATTATCCTCTAAGGGTATTATAGAGAACTCAGGCACTTCCGCAGGTAATGAAGACAATCCACTCAAGGTATACTTGACTGGCTCTCCTGCCACCTCCGTTAATGTATGGGGAGGAGTGGCCTATGATAGTTACAGGGACACCTCTCGTAGATTATGGGTACCTGATGATCCTTCAGACGTTCCTGTCAATGCTGCAGCAGCAGGTTCTAATTTCGACAATATTGATATGCCGGAAGAGAACATAGCAGAAGACTTTGCTATTGCTAATAGACCGTCGAGAACAAACATCAAAGTTTTTGATGGTACGGATGCATCAGGCACTTGGTATGTATCTATTAACTATGTTGAAGGACAGTACAGCCCTATCGTCTCTCCTAGCAATGGTCAAATCATTCAATCAAAAACCTACGAATCTTACCAGTTTGACGTATCACAAACTCCTGCTTCTCAATTAGGAGAAGGCTGGATACAGTTAGCTACTCTATCTTGGAGCGGTACTTCTTTGTTAATAGTATCGGATGATAGACCTTTAGCATCTGCTACAGTAACAGGTACTAACTCCTTGGTTGTTTCTCATCAAAATAGGTACCATGATAATGGTATTGTGCGTGCCTCTACCTCCTCTGATTATCTACGTCCTGTAGTAGATAACACTAATAAGTTGGTTTCTTTGGAAGAGACTGTATTTAGTGCAGGGGATGGTTTAGCTGTTGGAGGTGAGTTTCTAACTGAGATAGGTAATGTGTCAGTGTCTTTTACTGATCTACCTGCCGCAGGTATTTACTATTTGTACATCAGCAGTGATGGAGATTTTGTTCGTACAGATTCTTTTACTGTAGCTAATCAGTCTTTCATTGTGTGTTCTGTTTATTGGGATGCTACAACGCAAACTTTAACACAAGACGATCCCTCCCTCTTTCCTAGTACGCTTACTAGTACTTCTAAAGAAGTAGCCAAGGACCGTAGATACTTTGGTACTGGTAGGGTTAGAGAATTTGCTCTTTTTGGTGACGGTAATTTTACCGTGGAGAGTGATAAATTCTATTCAGAGATGGATGATGCTTTAGAGTTTCATATGTGGCAGGCGCATGCTAACTTTATATACACCCCTGCGGGAGGGCTATCTACTACATTTCAACCTTCTGCATCTGGAGCCACCGCAGTAAATATAGCAGGTTTTGCTGCAGGAGATTATGCCTTTATAGGTGGCTGGGTTATTCGTAGTATTTTAGGCGGATCGGTGGATGTAGATTTCTCAGGAGAGGCCGATGGTACCTATTACATTTATGCACAACGTTGGTGGTCGGGTGGCACTAACGTCACCACTCGTTCTCAATGTGTAATCAACTTTAGTAGTTCTTTTCCTTCACAATACTATCGACTAGCTTTAGCCAAGATTACCGTGTCTGGTGGATCTGTTTCTACTATAGTAGATTTGAGAAACTGGGGACCTCTGGCTATGGCTCATTGGGCCAGGGTGTATAACACTCATGGTAATAATTACTTTCCTGCACCCTTGGCTTATATGACAGGTGACGTTACTGTAGCTGCTGGTGACACTTCTGATATTATCTATCTCACAGATGACTTTGATACTGGAAATTATGGAGAAGGAGGAACCTCTGATGGCTTGAACATGTTTGCCGAAACTCCTTTACTTCAGGTGTATATTCATGGTGTCGGGGTTATGCTACTTACTTATGAAAATGATACTGTGGATTCTACTCCTACAGGCCTTGGCACTGTTTTAGCACCAGGTGGTACGGGAGCAGGTGTGGATGTTAGTGGTGTGTCGGTATCTGTTAACAACTCCGCTATATGGATTGCCGAGTTGAATAACAATTACCAAAACTTTACTATAACGAATCAGGGAAGTGTTGATCTTACCTTCAAGTGGGTAGCTGTAGGTAAGACTAGAGTAGATATCTCTAACAGGTTCAATCCTCGACTTCTAGGCATCTAAATTTGCTCTCTACGCGAAGGTACTTTTGAAGCTGATAAATTCCTCAGCTAGCGCCAGTACCTTCGCATCTAGCTATGTTTTTGTGAGAATTTGATTGCTTTATTCTATTGAGATATGAGGTGATTTTATGAAAATCTTATTAGATCCAGGGCATGGGGGTATTGATAGTGGCGCTCCTGGTATTACCGTTCCAGAAAAGACCATAAACTTGTTCTCCTCTTTATTTTTGGGTGGCTATTTAATCACACAAGGTCATGAGGTACATTATACTCGTGGAATTATAGCTGGCGATACTACCATTCATTTACAGGCCAGGGTAGCCCTAGAACATACTATACAACCTGATTTGTTTCTTTCCATTCATTGTAACGGTTCAGTTTCTCCTCAAGCCCATGGATTTGAGGTATTCTACTTTTCTGCAGGAAAGTCTCAAGCAGAAGCTATAGGTGCTGTAGTTGAGAAGTCTGGTATAATTACTATGCGCAGAGTTGAGAGAAGAAATTTTTATGTGCTAGCCAAGACGAAGGCGCCTGCGGTGTTGGTAGAATTAGGTTTTGTTTCTAACGAAAATGATAATCGTATGTTGAACACTCCAGAAATGTTACTACCTTTGTTATGGAAAATAGCCCAAGCTATAGATGTGTGAAGGATTTATTACAATTACTATGTCTAACATTTCCCGCTCTTTGAACTATGATTACACTCTCAATCCCTTCGATATTCTCATCTCTGAGCATTTGTGGTTGGCCGATAAGTATGTGGCCATATTTGCAAATGGCTATAATCGTAGTGAGTGGAAAGCCGCTGCCTTGGCCGGCATTACTGAAGCTGCTAGTCGTTGGGCATTAGAAAAAAGTAATGGTGCCAAGTTTAGCTCTTATGCTCATTATTGGATACTAGCTAGAGCCAGAGATGTTTGGTTATTAGGCAAACCCTCTAGACGTGAAGGTACTCAGGTTTTCTCTTCTGACCTAGTTGATTTATTGGCTTATGAAGAGGCCAATGCATGTGATTCTTTTTATGATATAGATGTGCCTGAGATAGATGTAAGTTTTCAATTAGAAATACTACTGGCTGATTTAGAAGTTTCTGACAGATTCCTTTTACGTTTAAGATTTGGACTTGCTCCTTTTGATCGTGACCACACTTATAAAGAAATAGCCGATATATGCCAGATGAACAGAGTGGAGTCTGCTTGGAATAGTACCGAACGTGCTTTGAAGAATTTGAGAAATAAAGTGAAACACTATGGACTGTGGAGTATACTAAGACAGCATATTGGTTAGGTTGCTGCCCTTTCACTATTATACCCCCCTTTAACTTGACTTTTTCTTTGAAATTAGTTATAATAATAATATAAATTTTTTAGGGAGGTAGTAATGAGCATACCTGTAAAGGCGTATACTCACAGTGATATCTATGTACCTGTGGAGGGACTACCTCAAGAAGTGATACAAGAGCTCATGGTTCAGTTACGATTGCCTAACCCTAAAGCTGTGAATCTTGCTCGTATGGATAAAGCTGCTTGGGGAGTCCCTTCCCACCTAAATTTCTATCAGTCCGTAATTCTTCCCGAAGTTGGTCATTGTTTGAAAATTCCTAGAGGAGCAGATAACCTGCTAGATGGTACTCTTTTGTCCAATTCTTATTCTTTGGAATTAGAAGATTGGACTAACGAAGGCGACACTGTACAACTACATCACAACTTTTCTCTTAGATACTATCAAGAAGAGGCTATAGCTAGTACTATGGATAGTGAAAGAGGAGGTATTTTAGTCTCGCCACCTGGCTCAGGAAAGACGGTGATGGGTTTAGGAATACTTAGTGCCATAGGTAGACGTGCTATATGGCTAACCCATGTAAATGAATTGGTAGATCAAGCAGTAAGTAGGATAAAGGATTTCTTTACTGATATACAAGAAGGAGATATTGGAGTAATAGGTGGGGGTAAATGTACTGTAGGTAAGAAAATCACGGTGGCTACTATTCAATCTCTAATGCGTGAGATTCCTCAGGAACTTATAGACTCTACCGGAGTATTGGTATTAGACGAAGCGCATCATGCACCTGCCAACACCTTTGCAGCGGTAGTAGCTAAGTTTCCTTGTCGTTATAGGATAGGACTTACTGCTACTCCTAGACGTTATGATGGTCTGACTAAGGCCATGTTTTGGGCTTTTGGACCTCAATTGATTCATGTTTCTAGAGAAGAGTTGGCTGAGGAAGGTTATATATTGTTGCCTAATCTAGTAATCAGGGATACAGGTTTTTATGGAGAATTTTTGAATGATAAGAGAAAACCTGATTATGCCACCTTGATGCGAAGTACCATAGTGGATGTACGTAGAAATGCTCAAGTTTTACAGCAGTTAATACCTGAACTAGATGATCAATACAGCTTGATTATTTCTGGTCGCAAGAGTCATTGTACTACTTTGTATGATGCACTAGTGTATGAATATCCAGGTGCGAGTGCTGAAGTGTTAACTAGTAGTGTACCTAAGAAAAAAAGAAGAGAAATTATTCAATCCATTTATGATAGGAAGCTACGAAGTATTTTTGCAACAAGTATTGCAGAGGAAGGATTGGATATTCCTCATCTAAGCAGACTTCATCTAGTAACTCCTACCCGCAATCCTAGAATGGTATCCCAGGCAGCCGGTAGGGTTATGCGACCTGCTTCAGGAAAAACAGATGCAATTATTTATGATTATGTAGATAAGTCACCTATAGCGATCAATCAGTTTGAGGATAGGAAGTGGATATATGCAGAAGAATGCGGAATTGTTGTATGAAACTGCCATCATTGATCTAGGACTTGTATACAGGTTTGTTTTTGGATCAAGGGAACATGGCGTACCTCTTTTAATGCGTAGGATATCTCATCTCAGACCTATGGCTCGTAAATGGGTAGCTGCTGCGGACGCTGGGTATACTGAACGAACAAGTATGTATTCTGAATACAAGAAGAATAGAGCAGGCTCTTTAACGGAAGAACAAAGAGTCTTAATACAGGAACAGATGCAAAGGTTTAGATGGTATTGTCAACTTGAGAATATTACTTTGTATAGGTCGCAGGGTTGGGAGGCTGACGATGTCATAGCCACTTGGATAAGCAATCAAGATAATCTACCCGCCTTGATAGTAGGCAATGACAAGGATTTGTTTCAGTTGCTAGGTTCTCAAGTGGATATGTTAAGGGATCTCAAAGGAAAACCATTCACGGTGATTGATTTTGTTAAGGAGTATGGTGTTACTCCTGAAGAATGGTTAGTAGTACAAGCCCTACAGGGAGATAGAAGTGATAATATACCTGGTGTAGCTGGAATAGGTATCAAGAAAGGAACAGCCCTGGTAAAAAAATTCGGCGTGGATTTAGAGTATGATGATCCCTTATTTGGCGTTTCCAAAGAATTAGTAACATTGCACAGAGATGTACCTTTAGAAGAGTTCAGAGAAGAAGAACCAGTACCTGCTAGTTTTGCAAAAGGATCTCATAAGGCCGATCTTATGCAGGAAGCTATTCGTTTGGGAAGTATACCTTGGAAGTAATGAAAGGAAGGCAGTATTATGGAGTCTCCACTGAATAAATTAAGAACAGAACTGGGTAAGGGCGATAGGCTATCACAGTTTCAGTTAGCTATGCTATTGAGAACTAACCAACCTACAGTTTCTAGGATTGAACGAGGATTGATGTCTTTACCTGAAGTAGTAAAACAGGCATTAGGAGATCTAGGTTTAGATGTTTTTTCACTATCCTCACAACAAGATGAGTATGTTGCCAAGGTTTCCGCGGGATTACATCAGACTGCTACTGAACAGATATCGGCTTTTTCAGAGAATCGTTAAGTTATGATAGATAAAAAAGCCACCCTACCTGTAGGTATTTTCAATGCAGAAGTTAGTACACCTGAGATTGTACTACTAGCTATTCTAGATAGTCCTATGAATCTGCAAGAAATAAGTTTTAGGCTAATGCGTTGCGAGCAAGTAGTTCGAAAATACCTGCGAGGTCTACAACAAAAAGGATATGTATCGGTAACCTATGGAGAAAGAAAGCAGCCTATATTCTCTAGGGAACTGCACAGTATAGAAGGCCTACATTTTGAATATCCTATCTTTTCCATTAGAATACTAGGTAGTCTTGATATGGCCTATTTTTTACTATGTCTGTTCTCCATTAAAGCAGGATCGGATTTTGGTTTATGGTCGGAAGACTATCAGGTCATTATCAACCCTAAGCCCTTTGCTTTCAAGATAGGAGACAGCTTTTCTAAGATAACTACATTGTTAACCGAAGGAGAGAGCAAAGGCTTTTTTTCTGTAGAAAGACATCCCACGCAAGATGTAACCGTATCCCTCCAAGCCCTATGGCATATTCCTCCTATCAAGACCATGGAAGAAACCGAGTTACAAGTACAACGCAGCTTGTTTTGTGATCCTATCTATACAGTAGACGGGCACCCTGTAGGCTTCGGTCCTAGTTATAGACTAGTCCGAGGTCTTCGTTACTATTTAGAATCTCTGGAAGCCTTTTTGGAAGATGCCTGTGTTTCTTTATATGGAGGAGAGCGTTCCCTGGTATTACCTCAAGCCTTACTGTATCCTGAAAGAACAGTATTAGAGTATCAGAATTATGTGATATTGTATAGGAATAGACCCTTCTTGTTAGGTCCTAGAGTAGTTATGCAAGGTTATGTGCATGCCGAAGAAGTAGTTGAATTGTACCGACCCTCCTCCGCTCCTATTTATCAGTATTCGGAGTCTATAGAACTACCTAAAGTGTATGCAGCGACAGTAGCCGACAGGGTTGTAACTTTATGGAATGCCTTTTACGAGATATTAGGTCCTATTTATTATGTAGGAGTTTCTAAACAGTCCTTTTCTAAGGCATTCATGCCTTGGCCAAAAAAGGGTAGACAAGCTGCACGAAAACAGTTTCTTATGAAGGTATTAGATGTTATTGACGATACCTCCTCTTCTATATCAGAATTTGTAACCTTTGCTAGTGAGTTGCCTAATATCAAGACGCGCACTTTGAATACTTATACTCGAGATTGGTTTTTGGAGAACTTCAAGCTATGGAAAACTAATTATCCTATACTGCTTAAAATATATACGGCATTGAAAGAGAGGTATCCTACCCTAAACAAGAAAGATCCTATTTTTTTGAAGTTGTTAAAGTCTGGAATTATAAACGCACACACTGTAGACGCTTTTATCGCTTTTGTATTGTCACAGAGATCTCTACCTATCTATGCTATAGCATCCACTGTATTTCTTGATAGGTTCAAAGGTTCTATGTCGCTAGTAGGAGTATCTGTATCTACTGAGAGCGCACCTGATACTTTCCTAACCCAGTTAAGAGGGTTTTTGTATAATGCTAAGAGCAATTTAAGCACTCATTTATCTTCTATTCTGCAATTGTTTCAAGAATTTACAGGTATCAATGATCCTTCTTTAGTTAGTGATACAGGGCAATTAACAGTTAAAGCAGTCAGATATATACGTCGCATGCAACTAGAGGGGCGCATTTCAGATGTAGATATATCTAAGTTCTTTGCTAGCTGTTTAACTTCTGATGCTATAGAGGAGCTTAATAAATGAATGATATAACTTCCGTAGAAACCCTGGCCGCTTTACGAGAGCAGGGTATTTTTTCTCCTAAAATATCTCCTTTTTTGATGGCGGACGATAAGGAGAAGAGTGTTTTATGGGCAAGATATGTTACACAGAAAACGTCCATAGACGAATATTATGAAGAACCTCGTGCTAAGTATTACTCGTATGCCAGAGCAAACATTCCTAACGTACATTGGCGATTACCTGTAGGAGCTCAGGAAGGTCTTTCTTCTCATGCGCATAATTACTTGCATAGTAACATGACCGACCTAATTCGTTCTGGGATAGGTTTAACTCTAATAGGATCTGTCGAAAAGGTCAAGCCTTTGGCCATTCTTGCCAAACGTATTTTGGAAGAGGGATATCCTACTTACTACATAGACTTTGCTGAACTGCTATACCTGGTAGAAAGAGGCCGTAATGATTATGAAGTACGAGGAGAGTTAGATTGGCTATTCTCTCTGGAAGCGCTGGTGATTATGGATATACCAATACAAGTACCAGCCACCGCAGGCACTCAAGCATTATTGGGATTACTAGCAGGTAGAACAGGGATTATGTTTAGAACTACTATTTTAGGTGTTATAGGTACTGCAGATCATCCTTCTTTACCTACACTAACGCAGGACCCTCGATCAGTTAATCCTATAGTGGCTAAGATGTCCGAGAATGAGGTGGTATTCGATTTTTAGCCTGAAACTTCTAGATTGTATAATTTTACTTGGCCAACGGCAAAGTAAAGGAATGTACATAATGATCTATTCAGATCCTAAACTAGAACAGAAGTACGTGGCGGCCCTGATACAATTAGATAAAATCTATGCATTAGGTGATAGGTTGAGTGAAGATCTAGTATATAACGAAATGCTAAAAGAGGTAACAAGGTTAGCACTTAGCTATCATGGTAATTATGGTGAACGTATTGTTTGGGATGTAGTAGCTGCTTATCTTACACAGCAAAATCGAACTAATGAAGTGGATATGTTTCAAGAGCTATGGCAGAATTTAGAAAATCTGCCTGTATTGGTTGAACCTGGTTTTGTAGTAGATACATTACACACCTATAAGCATTCCAGACAAATAACAGATGCTTATGAAGCGGCTCAGGAGTTATTTGCACAGGGTCACTTTCAAGATGCACAAGAGATGATATACGAAGCCTCTATAAAGATTAACGATGAACGACACTCTGAAGGAGTGGATAGAGGAGAATTTTTAGCAGACGTTGCAGAACGCGAAGAGCATATTCAACACATGATAGAGCATCCTGAAGATTATCAAGGAGTACCTACTGGTATTAACGTAGTAGATCAGCACACAGGAGGTACTTGGCCTGGAGAATTTTGTGTAGTCTTCGGCGAATCTAGTGCGGGTAAGTCTATGGCACTATCTGAGATAGCTCGCACTGGTTATGTTACAGGTAATGTCGTATTAGTCATTACTATTGAAATGAAGAAGATGCAATGGGAGCGCCGCTTGGATGCTCGAACTAGTCAGGTTAGGACTGATCAATTCAAGCTAGCTACTCTAACAGCGGAGGAGTATGCTCAATGGAAGAAAACTTTAGAACATTTATCCAAGGAAGTGTCCCCTAAAGGGGGTAGACTATTTGTCAGTTTTATTCCTTATTGCTCTCCTGATACAGTAGCTTCCGAGATTGATAATTGTATTGTACAAGGGTTTAAGCCTCGCATTGTTATAGTAGATTATTTGAATATGATGACTCAAGGTTCTAGATCACAGGCATATAACGAGTCACAGCAACTAGGTAACATCTCCCGTGGATTAAAAGCCGTTGCAGGACGCTTTAATGTAGGTTTGTGGACAGCAGCACAGAAAAAGACCACTAGCTATCGCAAGGGCGAAATGGATTTGGACGATATGGGTTATTCTATGCAGGTGGTTCATGTCGCAGATACTGTATTAGGTATGACTTATTATCCTGATACTAAAGAACTGGATACAGCTTTATTGAAGCAACGAGACGGTCGGGCGTTTGTTACTGAAAAAGTACTTCCTGATTACACTCGCGCTACGCTGGACACTTCTAGATTGCTTGGGGCTATTTAATTATTTTCTTTTCGACTTTTCTTTCAATTTCCTTTATAATATGACATTGAAAACGTGGATTGTCAACTATGAAAATACCCGTAACGGAGTCACTCCTTGTCCGTTTAGGATTAAAGAGAATCAAGTCAGGTGCTAGTGAGATTAAGGCTATTTGCCCTTTTCATGCTGAAACTAAGCCTAGTTGGTCTATAAATAGAACTAGTGGGCTTTGGCGTTGTTATGGTTGTAGAGAAAAAGGAGATCTCCCCTCCCTGGTTCTTAGAGTGCATTCCCACATTTACTCCTACAGGGAAGCAATCCAGTGGATTAAAGATAATACTGGAATTTCTATAGTTACTTCCACTCCTCCTAAAGTTATTGAAATGCCTGATACCTCTAATTTAGTGGATTCAGATAATCCCTTATTTCGGCGCAGAGGTATACTATTTTGTAAGAGAGGGAATCTGGCTGGGAGACACTTGATACCTATTGAAGTGGATGGAGAGGTAGTGGCTCACGAGGCTAGAGATTTTAGTGGTAGGTCTGATGTTAAGACCTTGCCTGTACCTTCTACTGTTACTCTAGCTTCGTATCTGTATAATATAGATTATATTTATCCACAACTACCTGTGTATCTTGTAGAAGGTACAAAAGATGTATTGTGGCAAGTAGTAAACGGCTTTGACAATCTAGTAGGTTCTTTTGGTTCACATCTGTATAGATCTCAGATAAATCTCCTATATAGAAGAGGGGTTAAAATTGTAGTGATGATGTACGATGCCGATAAGGCGGGAGTTAGAGCTATGAGAGATGCTTACGCTCAACTAGCTCCTCTGTTCACTACCTGGCTTAAACTCCTACCTAAAGGAAATGATCCTGCTGATATACCTACATCTGAGCTTGTTAAGCTGCCCATCATAAAGGACAGTGATGATATATCTAGGTTGATTGCCTTACCCGAGATGTATCGTACCTTATAGAAATATCCTAGAGGTGTTTCGAAAAATATGATATAATTAAGATATCAAACGAAGAGAAAAGATATGAGTAAAAGCACAGAGATAAGTGTAGTAAAGGCAGCAGAGGCAGAAAAAGGAAAGGGTTACATAACTGAGGATGGACGAAAGCTAGTCGTGTTGTGCGATAGTAATCCTACCGATAATTATATTTTCTGTCGAGATGAGAAAGGAGGAATTGTAGTAGTCCCGCCTACTCTCAGCTTTGTGCGGGAATTTGAGTACTCTCTGGAGGCCATGCCTCTTCCTTATGAGGAAGAGTTTACAGAATTCATTCGTTTGATGCATGACGGGTTGACCTTGGGTCTCAAAGAGTACGGGCCTTACGGATATAAGAGAAATGATCTACCAACTATGATAATAGAAGAGTTGAGAGATCAAGCCTGTTATGCTTTTTTTCAGTTTCTCAAGGTACAAAAACTAGCAGTAAGAATAGAAGAGTTCATTGAACAATCAAAGGTGAAAGGAACAAATGATGAGTATGCAAGCTAAGGACGCAGAAGTAGGAAAAACCTACAAGACATCGACCCAGCGAGTAGTAACCGTTAAGGAGTTTGAGGGGGACAAAGTAGTTTGCATTTCTGCGGCTACTGGCAATAATGTTACCGTTCCTGGGAAATTTGAATTCATTGTCGAAATTGATTCTGAAGGGAATGAAATTCCTTGTGGGGCAGGAGCAGAAACTCCAGAACCTGAGGAAACTACAGAACCTGAGGAAACTCCAGAACCTGAGGAAACTCCAGAACCTGAGGAAACTCCAGAACCTGAGGAAACTCCAGAACCTGAGGAAACTCCAGAACCTGCGGAAACTCCAGAACCTGAGGAAACTCCAAAGCCGAAGAAACAACCAAAACAACCTGCAAAATCTCGAACTGATGATCCCCGCAAGCACTTGTCCTACAAGGATCCAGAGCTTTTGAGGCTACTAGAAGAAGGGTGCACTGCAAGAGAAATTGCTACGGCTATGGATAAGGAAATGCAAACTGTATCCATTCGTATTCAGCATCTCAAAAATAAAGGTGCACTACCTGAAAGTAGCTATTATCATCCAGATAATGCTGCAAAGCGAAATAAGCAGAAGGCAGAGGAAAAGGCAGCGAAGAAGGTAGCGAAGGAGGAAGTTAAGGAGGAAGTTAAGGAGGAAGTTAAGGAGGAAGCTGACCCTACAACTACTTAGGTAACGTTACTATCCTATATAATACGGGTTGACATGTGCTATTAGATGCCAACCCGTATTCAACTAGACTAAGGAGAGATTATATGCAGCGCACTGCTATTATTCGTAGGTGCCAAGAGAAAGATATCGATCCTACACGTCCTAGATCGGAACAACTGTATTGTCTTTTTACTAAAGACGGAAATAGCTTATTGGGTAGGCATCCTACTAAAAAGGAAGCAGAGGAACAGGAAAGAGCTATACAAATTAGAAAGCATCAAAGGGCACAGCAGTTGTACAGGAAAGAGGGAGAGTAGATGTCTTCAGGCCATAAAAGTTGTCAGCAGTGTTCCTTCTTTGATGCCAGAACTAACGAGATTGATAATGTAGGTGAGGAAGATGCCCCTATAGTTTTTATAGGAGAAAGCCCTGGAGCAGTTGAACAGCAACAAGGAAGAGCTTTTTTAGGTCCTGCGGGTGCTAAATTTTGGGAGATGCTAGATAATGCAGGCTTAGATACTAAAGACATTTTAGTAACCAATGCTGCTCGATGTTGGGGAGGACCTGATAACAAAAAGAAGCCAACAGAAACAGATCTATTAACCTGCCGCGAACTTTTTCTAATGAAGCTCATCAAGAAATATCCTCGTAAGGTTATTGTTCCTATGGGTAATGTAGCTTTGTATGCGTTGTATGCTAAGGGGAAAATAAGTTCTCAAGGTATTACAAGCAAACAAGGTTTAATGACTGATCTGCCTTCTTTAGGTTGTAAGGTATTACCTATCTATCATCCCTCCTATGTATTACGACAACCTCATCTACAAGAAGCCACAGAGCAAGCTCTGACCATGCTGAAGGTATATATTGATTCTAATTACACTGCTACTCAAACAGCGCCAAAGACTGACTATATAGTAGCAAGAACTGTGACAGATGTACGTCAGATGATTGAAGAGTTCAAATCTGGACAGATAACTGCTATAGATACAGAAACTACTTCTACGGACACCTTTATACCTAACTTTCAAGTTTTGTGCATTACTGGTAGTAGTGTGTTAGGTAAGTCTTGGTTTTTTCCTATATCACAAGAAGGTTTTCCCTATTGGTCTGATTCTGAATGGTCTTTAGTGTATCCATTGGTTAAGGAGTACTTGGAGGATAGTAGTTATCCTAAGGTTCTTCAAAATGCCAAATACGACATAAAGGCCCTTTGGTCTCTGGATATTGATTTAGATGGTGTAACCTTCGATACCATGCTAGCTCATCATTTATTGGACGAAAACTCTCCTCACGATCTAGAGTCTCTTGCCCGCAGATATCTAGGTTTTGGTGACTATGATGCAGAACTTAGAGAAGAGTTTGCCAAGGTTAAGAAACTCAAGATTCCTGTGGAAGATAAGAACTACGGAGCTTTACCTTTTTTTGAAATTCTTGCCCCTTATGCGTGTAGTGATGCTGATGCTACTCGTCAGTTGTATGACGTGTTTATAAGATTGTTAGAAGAGCAAGACTTACTTTCCATATATCAAAGACAGATAGTACCGTTGATTGATGTATTGGCTAGAATGGAGCGCAAGGGAGTACATGTAGATATAGACGCTTTGGATAAAATGCATCAAGACCTATCCATGCAGATTCAAAGTATAGTTAATGAAGTTAATGAAATAGCAGGAGAAGCGTTTCAACAGTATAAGGCACGTATATTACCTGATATGGAAGAAGCTAAGCAACGTATAGAACAGATTAAACAGAATCAGGCACGGTTAGTAGCGTCAGGTGATATAGATGCACTACATCACCAAGATGCAGTGGCGAGAAATAATGCTTCCCCTAACACAGAAGCCTTGTATAATAGGACCATAAAACATTGGGAAGAACGTATTACTAAATGGGAAATGGCGCTTAAGGCATCTCCTCCTATAAAGGTAGGCTCTCCTAAACAGTTGAGTGCCTTTTTGTTTGATTGGTTAGACTTGAAGCCTGTTCGTTATAGTAGTGCAGGAAATCCTTCCACTGATGAAAAGGTTTTGAGGAAGTTACAACAACGAACTAAACACCCAGTGTTTGATCTACTATTAGAGTACCGACGACTACACAAGAGAGATAGTACTTATTGTGTAGGTCTCAAGAAGAAGGCAGATGCTAACCATTTGGTACACACTGATTATCTACAGCATGGTACCGTTACCGGTCGCTTTTCTTCTAGAGGGCCTAACTTACAGAATACACCACGTAAGGGAGGTATAAGAGCATTCTTTGTCCCTGCAAAAGGTCATAAGTTTTTGTACTCAGATTATGGTCAAGCTGAGGTAAGAGCGTGGGCTGCTTATAGTGGAGACCAAGAGCTTATCAAACTTTTAGTAGAAGAGGATATTCACGCAGAGATTGCCATAGCTGTTTATGGTTTGGAAAACGAACGTGAAGAATTCATGCACAGATTAGAATTAGAGAAAAGTGACGACTGGCCTTCAGGTAGTATCAAAGAAGCATCTGAGATGAGAGTAAGAGCTAAAGCTTGTGTAACGTCTGATACTCTCATATACACTTCAGAAGGTATAGTACCTATAGGTACCCTACCCTTTGCGGAAAAAGAAGGAGAATTTCTTGAACTAGACGAAGATTTATATGTGCAGGGTGATCAAGGTCTTACTAGAGTAACTCATACTTACTATGGAGGATATAAAGACACAAAGAGGATTACCACTCTCAATGGTTATTCCTTTTGTGCTACTCCAGATCATGCTGTACAAGTTTTTACTCCACTAGGTGTTTATTGGAAAAAGGTTGAGGAGTTAGAAGAGGGAGATTGGTTATTTAGACCTCCTTTTGTACAGTGGCCTAAACAGTCTATACTATCTGTAGAACAAGCAAGATTAGCAGGTTTGATTTTAGGCTTTGGTAGGATAGATGAATCAGGGGAGCACATTCGCGTTTTTGTTCCTAAAGGACAGCGCCATTTCTTACAGGGAGTGCAGGCCGATATTGTAAAGGAACCAAACGGCTCCTCATTCGAGTGCGACCTATATCTACTAGAATATCTAGGTTTTACAGTACAAGTACGTTCAAAAGAAGACAGACGTTTGAGAATTATGAGTTGTCCACTGTTACAGATGGACGAGATTGCTGTTAAGGCATGCATATCTACACTAGCATCTGCATCTTTAGATAGAATCCCTGGGTGGGGGTACACACTCCTTGTTTGTGCTGAAGTAAACATCATATCCTCATTAGTTGCTGTGTTGTCTAATTGGGGTATTTATCCTGGAGTAGTAGAAAATAATGACAACACTACATCTTTGTTCTTTTATGATCGAGATGTTAAACTCATGGAATCTCATGAATTAGTCATACTTCCCCTATTACCTGAAGCTATTTTATGTGATAACAAGAGGGAATGGGATTTTGTTCCCTATCTGCAAAACTTTTTTGCTAGGTTAGATTTTACTAGCGTGTCCAAAGGTGTTGCTTCTGCACTGAGGCAGTTGTTGGATAAGAATATTACATCCAGAACTGATTTAACAGCTCTTCACTCATTCGCCCCTTTACTAACTGAGGTAGACCGAGATTTTATAAGTAAGTTGTATCATGGGGATCATCATTATGAACTGATTGTCAGAGTAGAGGACGGAGGTACTCAACAAGTATACGATCTAACTACAGAGGATCACACCTTTAGCAGCCCCTTCTTTGTAAATCATAATTGTGTGTTTGGTATTATGTATGGTAGAGGAGCTGCTAGTCTAGCAGAGGAGTTTGGCTTTTCTGTAGAAGATGCACAAGATTTCATAGATAGATTATTTGCGAGATTTCCTGTAGCAGCTGCATGGCGTAACGAGATTCTTGCAAAGGCCGAAGCGGGTGAAGTGCTAGTAACGGCTACTGGTAGAAGGCGCAGGTTGGCTAATATTCATAGTAGTGATAGGATGTTACGAGAGGAAGCACTGCGTCAAGCTATTAACTTTCCTATACAGTCATTGGCCGCAGATCTTACTAATTCTGCACTGTTGCGTATTGCAAGAAGTTTATGGGCAAAAGGTATGCGTTCTGAACCAGTTCTACAAGTACATGACTCTATTACAGTAGAAAGCCCTGAGGAAGAAGTAGAGGAATGTTTTGATATAATGCAAACCGAATTATTAAGACCTATGCCTTGGTTCAACGTACCTTTGAAAGCAGATATAGAAATTCTTGATTATTGGAAGTAGCCAGGAGGAGAAATGACTTTAACTCAGCTAGAAGCTACCAGACGTAAAATGTTATCTGATATGATGGCCTCTGCCATTGAAGGGGCTGACTCTATTGGAATAGAACTAACGCCTCCAAACCAAGATACACTAACCGAGCACATGGCCACTTTACCTTCTAGTTATTCTTGGTGGAGTGTTGTATATGAACAAGCTTCTGCCGAACTTAATATGTTAAGGTTGGATTATGAAATTTGGTACAACGAGCAATATGTCATTCAGGCCGAGGCTGCTTCAGGACAAGGAAAACGTGCTACTATAAAGGATATAGAGTCTGCCGTATCACTATGTCCTGAGTATAAAGAGCGCAACCATGCAATACTTTTGTCCCAGCGAGATGTTAGCCTCCTAAAGCAAATCTTGAGTGCTTTTCAAATGAAGCACGATGCTTGTGTTCAATTAGGGGCTCATTATCGCAGGGAGATGGATATGGCAGGAGGTATGTCTACCCCTGCCAGTACAGGTAGCAATGGGCTACCTTGTAGTTTTAAGCAACCTGGTAAGTTTCAAAGTAATGGAGAAATGTGATGAATTTAGAAACTTTTGGTCAGGCGGTCAATGCAGTAGTTACCGAGTTCACGTTAAAGGCATTCCTTAAGGCCGGCAAAAACAAGTTTCGGATACTCTGCGCACCCGACGACGAGAGCGGTTTCCGTATTGTTAAGAGACATTTTCTTCAGAATTGGATTGTTAGTGGGTCCGGTTTTACTCGAGCACCTTTGTGTTTGGAGACAGTAGATTGTCCTGGTTGTTTATTGGCGCAGCAGTTAGGTGCTGCAGGAGACACTGAGGGAGCCAAACAAGCCTCCGCAAAGATTCGTGCGATTATGTATTGCATTGATCGATCAGAGCCTACCGATGCTATGGGTAATCTCTCCGTTAGAGTATTAGAGATATCCCAAACTCTTTTACGAGAATTGGCAGGCTTAGCTAGTGTGTGGAAGTATGATTTTACTGATCCAGAAACAGGTTGTGATATCATTATTGATAGGGCACAGACTAGAGCACACCAAAGTTCTTCTAGAGACAGTATTGATTTTGATTCTGTGGCCGAAGCCGGTCAGCGTAGGATCCAGCCCTCTCCGCTTACCCCTGAAGAGTTGGAGCTCCTGAACAATCTAAATCTGGACCTCTTTGCTGAGCAAGACAAACCTGATCCTGCTGCGTTCCATCAGGCTCTTTTTGCAGATGAACCTGAGACTACTTCGCCTACGCAGTCTGCAGGAGAGACTCCGATATCGTTTAGACAACCTCAACCAGCACCTGTCCAACCTCAACCAGCACCTGTCCAACCTCAACCAGCACCTGTCCAACCTCAACCAGCACCTGTCCAACCTCAACCAGCACCTG